GTACTTCTTTAGGAAGTTTATCAAGGTGAGGCTCTAAATGTTCGACTGCTAGAGATTGAGCTTTATCTGCTACAATATCTTTCAGCATGTTAGCCACGAATGGCAAAACCAGATTAAGCATATCTTTCCTTTCAGAGATTTGAGGTTTAAAAAATTCATAAAGCCAATTAAATAGGTTTTTCATTTTCATCGTCATGTGGTGGAATTTCATGTTTCTCAGGTTCCTGTGCTAAATCCCCACCACTTTCAAAATAGAACTTAGCTATTCCTGCAATAATAGGTATAAAAGCGCCAATTAAAATATTTAACAAGTCTTTAGAAGATGATGGTAACTCAGCAGATGCACCCAACATTATATGAACTACATACGCAAAGATCCCTAATGCGGATAACGCAATAGCAAATCTTGCTATAAATCTACTTACCTGAATCCTCTCATTCACCGTCATTTGCGGTTTGATCGGCTTTGGAGGATCGGGTTTTTCAACTACTGTTGTGGTCGTTTCTTTAGCCATCTTTTTCCTCAATTATATTATCTTTAGATTGTGTTTGAGGTGGCAATGTACTTGTGAAGACCCCGTTTCTAAAAGCTATGTCAAGAATCACTTTATCCACTTCACTTAAAGTTTCTCTAAACCCTTCAGGAGAGTAATAATCTTTTTTATCCATTTACTTCCTTATTAAAGCTGATGCCATGCCTTTAATCTCATCTGCTAATCGCTCATTTGACTTAGTTACATCTTTATTTGAGATAGTTAAATTGCTAATAGCTTCAGCAAAATGTTCATTTCTGGCATTCTGTTCTTTAATTACATCTATAAGCCTAGAATCACCTTCAGAATCTTTATTTTCCCACCTTACTATTTCATCCCTATGAGCCTGTTGAGTCTTCATTATGTAGTAGAAACAAAATCCAATAATAACTGCTGGCAGTCCTATTCTTTCTACCAATATCATTACTTGATCTATTTCCATAATGCTTTGTGGTACTGGTGGGTGATGTCCACTCATGCGAAAGCTATTGAGATATAGGTTTTACCTGAGCCTCCTACACTAGCATGAGTTCCAGTTGTAAATCCATTGTCCTTAAAAACGGCTGTTAAATTAGTATCGCTTGATTCACTGCCATTCGCATGAGACTCAAAATAATACATCTGCCCTGCACTAGCCTCTCCACGAAATGCATCAACTACAAACCAACTGGTGGAATCATCGGAAATGCATTTAATCATTAACCAACGAGGCTTAAATCCGCAGTATCCATTTGCGCCTACAACTGCATTCGATACTCCTGTGTTGTATGCAGACGTATCAATCTGTCCAGTATGCGTTCCAAACGCACTCACGCCTGCCACGGGTGTCCATGCATAGCAGATGTAACTATTTGTAGAACCTCCAAAACTTCCGTCAGCCCCCAATACTATATTTGTTCCATCTGATGCACCAAATCCACCACTAATAGTTGCCTCATCAGCATTATCACTCAAAACTAAATATCCATTACTGTTGGCTAAATTCTTGTGGTCAACAACCCAACTTCTTGCATCACTCTCCAGATCCTTTACTATTATAAATTCAGGAGCGTCACCTAAGTTATGAGGGAATGTAACTCCACTAGCATGACCATTAAATTTAGTGATGCTAAGACCAGAATTTACTGATGCAGATTGAGTGATGTTTGTTGCATTACCGGTGTTGCTTATTGATACAGACGGACCTCCAGCCTTCCATGCCCATGCTATATAATTTTGGTCATTCATCGAAATTTGGTTCCACCCCGAATCTCCCTCTTCCACACTAAATCCGTCAGATGTAAACGCTTTGACATGGCCATAAAGCATGTTACTGCGACTTTGCATGTAATTATCTGATGGAGTTAATATATTACCTTGTGCCTCATTTACTCCTCTTACTGAGTCAAATAAAATATGACGATCACTTGTGTTTCGGGATTTTATCCACAGGAGGTCAGGAGAAAAGGTAAATCCGCTTATTACCCTTCCATCAACTTCATCACCATTGTACCTTCGTGCGTTGAACAGCTTCGGCTGAGTTTCGGAATCTACTGCAATGGTGAGCATCGGGTCAGAAGTTCCCATTACTACTGCATCAGTTTCATCAGAAGTAGTACCACCATTTACAATAGCTACTCTCTCAGGATCACCGAAATGAAGAGTCTTATCAGTTAATGCTCCACCATTAGTATCTTGAGATAATGTTAAGGTTGTTGCTGAATCTATTGAAGCAATAGTAGTCCCATCTTGGATTCCATTACTAGAACCTACTCCAGTAACTGTATACCCAGGTTGCAAGCCTTCTGTATTCGTAGAACTTGAAAAGGTGACTAAGCGTGGTGAAGCTCCTGTGGAATCATAAGCAGCATTCCCTCTCTCTGTTCGGACCTGTGCTTTTACTGGTAGGTTTGCTCTTGTTGTACCACTAAAGTCATCACTTATTGTACCTGTTAAGGTTGCTTTGTTTTTGTCTGTACTTGTCAGGTTTGTTAGAGTCAACCCAATGTTCGTATCATCGAGCTTCTGCATTCCACTTGGGTTGGAGGTGTTTGCCACATTACTAAACTCAATGTCCTCATCATCTGCCAAAGGCCAAGGATTACCAGTAGCAGGATTAGTTGCCAGTTGACCTGTGAAGGTGATGGTTGGGATCGTTTTGTCTTTATAGGCTCCGTAAATTTGGGTGGGCAGTCCAGATGTAAAATTGTTAGAACTGGTAGAAGTTCCCCTACTAGAACCAGTATATAAACTACTTGAAGAATCTCTTGTTAAATCCGTGTGTGCGATCCTAATACCATCCAGATAACCATAAAATGGGTGGCTATTTCCTGTGTCACCATAAGAACCAATACGCAACTTAACTGTTGCATCAATAAAAGTGTTTTGTGTGGTACTATTAGCTGTCCAAGTGGCTGTTCCAGCATACTTCCCATTAACATACATATACCCGCTATCTCCATTCCTACAAATAACTATGTGACTCCACTCATTGAACTGCGGATGATGTCCATCTTCACTTGTTATTGTGGCGTTAATTACATTTACGGTAATCTTAGGCTCATTACCTCCTGTGCCGTCACCTAAGTAAACCCAAAGCCCATCTCCCCCACTAGGAAAACGTGTGTCGAATAATCCGTAATATGTAGAATTATCGTTCTTCGGGTAAACCCAAAATTCTAGGGTGTAATCGGACTCACTTTGTAAGCCATGTTTATCTGCATCAATAGTCAACCAATCCCCATCCCCATCAAAGTAAACCCCAGCACTTCCAGTTAACTTCCCAGATGCAGGCCAAGTCATAGCAGGAGCGATTCCTCCGTGGCCTTGTGAATGGTATGCACCTGTTGGGGTTATGTCGTGTACTGACCTACCACCAGTAGTTGGTGAACTATCGGTAAATGTAGTATTATTTAACCCGTATAAGAATTTCGTATCTGCAACTGGAATTATTTTAGAGGTTGGTGGTGTAATCGTACCACTGCTATTTCCGTACACATTTGAGCCAACAACTAAATGAAGATCGTCAATGAAAAAATTAACATCACTATTGGAAAAATCTCCTGAAACTTTCCCAACATTTACGTTGTTTGTTGATGGATTATTTATACTTGCTGGCAATGTAATATTTGATAGTTTTGTGCCATTAACCCAAAGATGACCATCGGTAGAGCTTGTACTTTGTCTCTCAAGAACGATGTGATACCAAGGTTGTGCTGATGTCCCACTAAAGCCAGATGGTGTGAATGTTTGGTAAGTGTCTGCATTATTAAATTCAAAGGCTAAATTTCCATCAGCAGAACTGCCAAATAGTATACTTACTCCTGTATCTGAACCATTATCTGCACTTGTGCCTCCCATTTTATAAATCGTACTCCAGCTAAATTCGGAAGTATCAAATTTAAACCATCCCTCTAAAGTAAATTTTTTATTACCTATATTTAGATTTCCACTCTCTGCTGTAAGGTAATCCCTTTGGGTATTGGAATAATAGTATGCTTTTGAATCCCAATTAGACGCAGAAGTGGAGTTTCTAGCGGTTGTTTCTGACGCCCTAACAACGCCATTAGTAGCAGTGAAAGT